ATTCAGCACCTTGCCCAACTAATAACTATTGGTTTCAAAACTCAATAAATTGGTGGAGAAATGGAGATGCTCACAATTCAGACGATCCGTTTTATTTGTACAGAATAGCTAAATTACCTTTTGTAACAAATCCTGAAAAATTCCCTGATAGATATTTAAAGTACGATGTTTTAAATGAGTCTTTAAAAGTATTTAATACTGTTGGTACTCTTTCTGAAGGTAGGTATAAATTTATACAACCTAACTTTTATAAAAACAATTTAGATGGTAATATAAAATACTATGAATATCAAGAGGGTGATAATAGACAAACGAATTTATTACAATCAAATGAATTACTTACGTTAGATGGAACTTTAAATGCTAACAAAGGTGTTTGTATGGGTGGTTCTACTTTTACTTACGAACCTCCTTATAAAAGCGTTCAAGCTAAATTTGAAAACGGTCAAGCTAATGTTATAATTCACCCAAACGTAGATTATACTAATTACACTTTTGTAGGGAATCTTCAAACCGATCCAAACGCTCCCGAATCGGCTCACTTAAATATATCTCTTAATCTTTATAATGATGAAAATTTAAGTTCAGCTATAGTAAACGCAAACCTTACTTCAGGACAACAATTAAAGAAAAGATATTTTTACACTAGATTTTATTGGCAAATAAGAATTAGTGATGGTTCAAATACTTATTGGTTAACACACAACCCTGATAGTCCTAGGTATCATTGGGTAGATTCAGAACCTACTAATTTGGTAGGTGTTGGTTATAACGCAGGTACTATAAGTAGTGACCCTTTATTAATTTCAACTTTTAATTCAAGTGATAGTTCAACTTCACCTTGTAATTCATATACACCATTAATTCCTGGTTCAATACATTTTACAACTTTATTTAATTTAACTAAAGAAGCTGATTTACCTCCAATTACAGGTCAAGTTTTTTGTAAATTAACAGCAGCTCAAAATCAATATTATACTTATAAACTACAATCAGGTCAAGAAATAATACAGCCATTTTCACCATCAACAAATCCATACGCAGGAAATGAAGCAAGATTTACGGTTTATCCAAACCAAAACCCTTTTATTTTTTCAAACATAACCGATATAGACAGTATATCTGTAAACGATGAAGAAGAGGGTATTATTTATGTAGCAAGTCAATCTAATGTGGTTGCAGAAGAATCGTTTGAGTTTGAAGATTTATTAATTGGTTCTTCAGGAACTGAACCAGCACAAGTAAAAAACATTCAATACTTAAATTCTGATGGAGTAGCTGAGTCAGCAAACACAGGTTTTAGAGTAGGTAATTCAGGAGGTTATATAAACCCAACTCAATTATTGTGTAATCAATATCTTGATTTGCAAGCCGAACCGTTAGAGATATTGCAAGCGGATGTATTTAGTCCTGATATATCACCTACTAAATTAATTCAATACTCTATAAACAATAATACAGACTTTAATTATTACACTTTTTTAGGGGGTACTTTTAAGGCTCAAAGTGAAACGATGAGTGGCGAGTGGTTTAAAGCAAATTCATCTAGTGTTACGTTTACAGAAGATGATTCAAGTGTACCTGCGTTAAGTCCTTCTTTACCTGATATTAACAATTCATCTATAGGTAACATAATATCTAGCGATAATAACATAAAAAGCGTAAATGCTTTAGGTACTATAGACGTAGATATAACACCTAATTCACCTATAAATAAACTACAAACAAGTTCAAATATTTTAGGTAGGGTTTATGATAATCAAAAGTTAATAATTACATCTCAAAATAATAATAGAACTTTAGTCGTAGTTGTTAATGGAGAGCAAGCAAAAGGCTCAAATGGTATAAATATAAATTCAATTACACCTGAATACCCTATACCTGAAGGTTCTACTATATCTATATTAGAGGGTGACCTAACCAATGTAAAAGCGGAAAACGTACTTGACATTCGGACAGCTCACTATCACGATGCTAATACAAGTGAAACTTATATACCTTTATCGGGTGCTTCTATTGCATCTAGTAATACTCTTAGTTCTTCTGATTATCAATTAATGTTTACAGTTCCTTACAATGGTTTTGTTAAAAAAATACTTAATTATAATTCTCATACAGGAAGTAGAACATCTACATTAAGGTTTTATAAAGATGGAGATTCAACTACTAGAATTGGCGATGCTTTAGGTGTTTCTTCATATACAACTACATTTGAGGTTGATTGTCCTAGTAATTGGACTTTCACTAAAGGAGATATTATATCTATATCTAGGGAAGATACATCTCAAATTCAAAATACATCGATGACAATCGTTTTACAATACAATACACAACCACCAGCACAACCCTAAGATATGGCACTACAAGACAAAAAAAATAAGACTATATTTACTAAGACAGGTGATGGTAAAGACAAAGTTGATGACACTAAGATAACTGAGTTAGAAACTAAGTTTGCAAACGGAGAACACATACAAGATAGAGGTTCTTTTGCTCAGTTAGGTATAGTTTATCTTCAGTTACAAAACATATCGGAAGAGATAGACGAGCTTAGACGACATTTAAAAGAAGATATTTCAGGCGGAACGCAAGGACCAAAGGGAGATAAAGGCGATAAGGGCGACCAAGGATTGAAAGGTGCGAATGGGAAGAAAGGAGATAAAGGCGATACTCCTACTATGGACACTTTAAGTGGAAGCACGTTACCAACGTCTAACAGAGGTTTAAATCGAGGCGACCTTTGGAACGATAGAGGTATAGTAAAAGTAAACTAAAAGGTGTGAGGGGGTTAGGTTTTCGCTACCTTTTTCGCCTAGTTTCTCTCACTACCTTTTTACAATTTTAAACAATCAATTAATAACAACTAATAAAAACTAAAATTATGGGATTCATTCCAACTAACAAAGTAACGCAACAAGCAATTAAAGCAGTCGCAGTAGATGTTTCTTCATCAGATGTAACATTGGCTATACCAGGCGGTGTGTTATACATCGGTATAGGAGGTGACTTAAAAGTAACCACTATATCAGGTGACACATTAGAGTTTAGAAATTTAGCAAGTGGATCAGTTTTAGCTGTCCAAGTTAAAAAAGTATTTGCAGCAGGCACAACAGGAACGGTAGCATCGGGTATAGTAGCTTTATATTAATCTAATTTAAAACGTTTAAATTATGATAATAAGTTTTACAAACGTAATCGGGGCAATCCGAAGCCTGGGCGAAGCGGCTCAGGTAATCACAACCAACTTAAAGATGTGGCTTGGATTTGAAACGAGCGAAAAATTAGGTAGAGAGGAAGGTGATAATGGAGATTGTTCTACTGATTCTGATTGGACTGAGGGTACAGGTTGGGATATAGATGAGGCAAACAATAAAGCTACACATACAGGAGCAGGTGGTATAATAAAACAAACATTTTCTAATTTAATTGTTGGAAAACATTATGTTGCAAGTGTTACATTAAATTCTGTTGGCGATACTACACTTTCAAATACATCTTTTCAAATAAGAAATAATACAGATACTGCAAGTGTAGCTCAACTTTTAAGTTCAAGTGGAGAAATATTAGCAGATGAAATTAATTATTTGACTTTAAATTTTACTGCAACTCAAGTTAATAATATAATTAGAGTTTACTCTGCAGATAATATATTTGTAACTGATTTTTCCGTAAAAGAAATAACCCAAATCACACCTGACAAATCGGGCAACAATAATGTAGGCGAGTTGTTTACAGGTAAGGCTCTAGATTTTGATGGTACAGAAGATTGGGTTGATATAAGTGGCTTCTCTATGAGTGGTAATAATGCTACTTTTGCTTTTTGGGCATACATTAGAGATAATGCAAGAGCAGATTATTTTTTCGATTTTCAATCATCTACAACTAGGTTTATACTTGGGTTTGGGCAAGCTAGTCAAAAGCTAGCAGTTTATAGTGGTGGTTGGCAAGATTTTGGCGATCCTCCACAAGACCAATGGGTAAGGATAGTTTTAACAGTAAAAGGAACGATTGCAAAATGCTTTGTTGATGGTGTGCAATTGGGTACAGATAAAACAATTTCTACATATGATTTTTCCTCTCCAACTACTGCTCATATTGGAGCAAGATATACTCCAGAAACTTTCCCAAAATGGTACGATGGTCTTTTGTCTGACTTCCAAGTTTATAATAAGGCTTGGCTTAATGATGACATCGCATACGATTACGCAAATCCTCAAAACTTAGTAACTGATAGCGATAATACTACAATAGCTTTATCTAATTTAAAGGCATATTGGGCTATGAGTGAGGGTGCAGGTTCATTAACTTACGATAGTTCAGGAGAGGGTAATAATGGTACTATAAATGGTGCTACATACGAACCTGCTCAACCAAGAATACCTCAACTAGGTATGATGAATTGGGCGAAAAGTACACCTGTGGCAGATGAGATAACTTTAATACCAAACCCAAACAACACATCTCAAGACATCTTAGGTAACGCAGTTCGAGATAGATTGAACTCGTTTAATTTAGACGGAAGTGGTTATGCTGAAGTGGCTGATGATACTGATTTAGATTTTGGTACAGGTGCTTTTACAATGGAATGTTGGCTAACTGCTAAATTTGTACAACAAAATTCAACAGGAACAAACACAGCAGTAAGTTTTGGTGGAGATTCAGCAGCTGATGGAAGTGCAGGTATATTATTGTCAAGCACAAAAATAAGGTTTTATGCAAGTAATTCTCTTTGTGAAGCAAATAGTAATTTTGTATCAGATGATTGGTATCACGTTGTTGGTACAAGAGATGGAAGTGGGAATTGTAAATTGTATATAGATTCTACTTTGCAAAATAATACAGCAGTTGATACAGGCAGTGTAACATCCCAAAGTTCTGTTAAATTTATAGGTAAAGACACTAACGTAAATAGGTTTTACAATGGTATTGTTAGCGATGTAAGATTTTACGACAGAGCATTAACATCAGACGAAATAGAAAACAATTATAACGCAGGTTTATCTGCACATACAAACGATTAATTATTATGAGAGGAAATGTATATATGTGTTTAGATAACACAACTTTTAATAAACTAATACCAACAGAATTAATAGCTACTTACGGAATACCTGAGTACGATGAAGAGGGTATCCAGAACGGAGTTATTCATCCAACCTTTAAAGAGCTTGGAGAGTACAACCGCAGAAAGTTCGGTGCTAACCCAATGGTTAAAATCGGAAACGCTAAATTCTATATAATCGAACTCGAAGCAAGTTGGTTAGATGGAGAGCTATCCGCTTTACTTAAGCTAGGTAAGAATAAAGCCTATCCGAAAAATTGCTTGATGACTCGATCCGAAGCGGCTAAGTTTATTCGAGATAACGCAAACGATATAGATAACATCTAAAACTCTATAACTAATGGATAGCGATTCAATCAAAAACATAGCGGTCAATGGTACGGCTATAGGGTTAAGTTTCACAGAGGTAGAAGCAGCGTTAAGGTTCGCTGCCCTACTCCTGGGTATCGCTTATACACTATTTAATTTCTATGTAGCGTACAAGAAAAACAAGAAAGTATGAGTAAATTAGTTGATATACTTGGTGGTAATGTAATTAAGTCGGTCGGGGAGATTTTAGACAACCTAAGCACATCTAAGGAAGAGAAGTTAGCCGCTAAACAAGCGATGAAAGATTTGCTAGTTAAAGCTGAGTCAGACGCTCAAGAGCAAGTTAGTCGTAGGTGGGAAGCGGATATGAAAGCAGATAATTGGTTGTCTAAGAACATTCGACCTTTAGTGCTTATATTCCTTACGCTTATCTTAGTGTTACTTTCTTTTCTTGATGGCAACATAGGTGGTTTCACTATTGATGCTGCTTACAAACCAATATATCAAACTCTTCTTATAACTGTTTACGCTGCTTACTTTGCAGGTAGGTCAATAGAAAAGATTAAAAGGTAAAAATGAAAGCGATACTAACTAGACTTGACGATGACGGTAAACAAACCTTAGGTCATTTAACGCTGTTTAAGGGGCTTAAAAAAGTTTTTGAGTGTAAGACATTGGAGCTACCTTGGAAGGATAATGAAACTAACGTGAGTTGCGTTCCTAAAGGTGTGTATAAAGTTTCTCACAGAACCTCAGATAAGTACAAAAAACATCTTATATTGCATAATGTTCGAAATCGAAGATACATTCTTATTCATCAAGGAAACTATAATACCGACACAAGAGGGTGTATTCTTGTTGGCTCTAGCTTTGGACAGGTCAACGGGGATTCCTTGTTGGATATTACTTCATCAAAGCGAACTCTCAATGAGTTATTGGAAGCAACCGAAGGAAACGGACTTGAATTAATTATAGTTTAACAGATGCCTACATTACCTAAAGGTCGAGGAAGAGTTAAGCCCGTAGACAAAAATAAGTCTTGGGGTGGTGACACTTCGTTTTATCGTCAAGCACCTTGGCGTAGACTTAGAGGTTGGTGGATAAATCAGAACCCTTTGTGCTTACATTGTGAAGAGGAAGGTAAAGTTGTACCTGCTGATGTAGTCGATCACATTAAACCAATCAAACAAGGAGGAGCTAAACTAAGCCATAACAACATACAATCGCTTTGTCACTCGTGCCACAACAAAAAGACTTATGAAGAAAACAATCCACAGGTTCAGGAGTAACTATGAAAAGGTTGTGTGCGGTAAACTTGACGAGCAGAATGTATCATTTGAGTATGAAACTGTTAATTTGCACTATGAGGTTTCCGAGCAACGTAAATATACTCCTGACGTTATTTTACCGAATGGTATCATCTTAGAGTTAAAAGGTCGTTTTAGCACCGCAGATAGGAAGAAAATGCTGCTAGTTATAGCACAGCATCCCGACAAGGATATTCGTATGGTCTTTCAACGACACACAAACAAGTTGTTTAAAGGAAGTAAGACGACCTACTCTAAATGGTGCGATAAGAATAACATTAAGTGGGCTGATAAAGTAGTTCCAATAGAATGGATAAACGAAAAAAAGAAATAACAAAATGGACGAAGAAGAAAAGAAACGCAACGAAGAGGTTGCTAGACAAACTTGGGATAGTTGGATAGTCGATTTAACCGACCAGGACCAACCCGAAACGTGTGGCATTGACGATGACGATTGCGAAGCGTGTGGATCGTAACAAAAAGAGAAAAGGAGCTATTTAGCTCCCTTTTTTAATTCTTCTAATTCTTGTATCAACTTCTCAAGGTACACAGCCAAGTCCATTGCTTCTTCCTGAGCGTGTTTAAGCCAATCTAAGGGCGTTAAATCGTCACGCTCCATCGTAGTACCATATTTCTTTTTGCCTAACGCAGCACGTTGCGTAATCTTAGCACAAACTCTATATTCTATCTTGCTCATCTTTCCTTAATTATTTCGTAAAACTCAGGGTCTATAGCTTTAATCTTTATTTGTATTAAGCTCCAGGCTCTAGCTACCGCCTTATCATCGCCTATGTCTAATCGACTACCTGTACCCGAATTGGCTACGTTAGATGCGTTCTGCTTTAATAATCTTGCAATCTCTTCATTCATAACTTTTAGTTTTTAGTTTCAATATATGTAAATAAAAACAAAAGGTATGTATACCGTCGTATACTTGGTATTAGTAGTTATCCTTCGTGTTATCCTAGGCCACTACTTTCCACACAATTGTGGCGTAACGTACTCAATACCTTTTACCTTTTGTTAATACCTGTTAATAAGTTGTAATCTCTTCATTTATAACTTTTAATTTCAACAAATGTAAATAAAAAAAAGGGAATAACCAATTAAGATTAAACCCTTTTCTACCTAGAAACTAAAAACGCTATAATGATGAAAGAATAGCAGAATACTCAAATATAAAACAATTTTCCTTTACTGTAGTCAAGAAACGTAACATATTTGTAAACAAATTTTCTTTTTGTAAAATCAGTAGTTTCAGGCATAGTTCGCCATATCCACTTATCTATTTTAATCTTGTTAAGGTTGAACACTAACGCCTTATCGTCACTAAAAAAATTAAAGTAAAGACCTTGTGCGGACTTCTCGTTCTTGGTCCTACGTAAAATGCGTTCGTACTTGTGAGCTTCTAGCAATAACCCCTCGGTGTACTTCTCCATCGCATAGTCCAAGGTAAAGTTACGTTGCTTCATCTCACAATAATACTTCTTATCGTTTCGTTTGTAAGTGAAGTCCCAAAACGATGTGTCACTATCCGTTGGTGTGTAGGTTACATCGAAACGATCTGCCCACCTGTCTAATACTTCGTATTCTTTTTTAGTCATCGCTATTGAGTTTATTTAGTATGTTTAATTCTTCCTTCAACTCAATCACCGCATTAGCCATCTCAAACTCGTTCGCCCTGGCTAAGACCGCTTCTCTCTTATAAGACATCATCATCGTATAAATCCAAGTAAACGCAACCGCACTATCCTCTAATACGCTTAACCTCTTTCTTAGCGTTTCGGCTTGAGGATGATTAGCGTACTCAACGTATTGCTCTCTCATCTTAAGCACCTCGCCTTGGTGTGCTATAAACTTATCCATACTTTGTATTTCGTCAAGGTTAGGGTCTTGTTCTCGCAATAGGTTAATTGCTTTTATCGTTAATTCATCGGGCATAATATCTTATTTTCTGTTGCTATAATTATTTCTTTACATAATTCATAAGGTATTTTAGACCTATTGTAATTACCCTTGATGCCTTGTACACCAGTACGACTACCTCTTGGAGCTGCTTCGTGGTGACAGTTTTTATTACCATTGAAACATTCAGGTCTTGGTTGCCAACCTGTTTGATTAAATATAGAATAAATATTGTTAGTCCAAATGTCGGTTGGTTTGGCGGTTATTGCTCCATAAGTACAATACCAAATAGTTGTTCTTGGTATTCCTTGCATAAAAGGTTGTTTTCTTAATGTTGCTCTTGGGTTTTCTATGTAATAAATACAATCAAAATAGTTAATTATCTTTAAAGTATTCCTAACCAAGTTATCACTCTTAAATGCAAAATCTGATTTATTTTTACCATTAGGTCTATGGTGACTTATTGCTGCCATAGAGTAAGTGGTACAAGGCGGACTTGCCCAAATCATATCAGGTTTAAAAGGTATATCAGAAGGTATTAAATCCTCAATATCTTTAGCTAAACTTATACCTTCAAAATCTTTTAAATCTACACTAAAGACTTCGTGACCTCTATCTTCTGCCACCTTACCAACGCTTCTTGACCCTGCAAATAGTTCTAATATATTCATAACTTTTAAAATACGTTGTTAGTTCTTACTTTATTATCTACCATAGCTATCGGATCAAACGGACTTCCGTTCTCGTTCAGATACCTAAACCTTCGAGTCGCATAATTATAATACAAAGCGATTGGACTCGTTTCGGGTGTAGGCACTCCGACTAACTTCTGAAACTTCACCTTTTGTATGTGGACCTCAGTTTGATTCCATTGTTCCGATTGTGGGTTACGATGAAACACTATAAAGTTATCCGCCCTGTTACCAAACATAGAACCAAACTCTACATCGCTCATATTCGGGGCAGGTCGAGTACCATCTTCGTTCCTTCTTCGGTTCGCTGCGGTTCCTGGATGCACCACAAGGTAGAACATAACTTTGTTCTTCTTAATAAACCTTCTAATGTTGCTCAAAGCATCGTAATAGTATTCGTACTTAGATTGCTTTTCTGCTGCTTTTAAATCGTTGAGAGGGTCTAAGGACACACCATCGATAGGAGTC